AGTGAATAAAATCTTTCCCATTCGTTTTTACTAAAATTAAAATTTTTCATGTGTTTTTTGTTTTTGATTGTGAATTGTAAAAGTACAATAAAAAACCATATTACAAAACATTTTGAAAAATATTTTTTAAATTGTTTTTTTATTCCGGATTTCCCTATATTTGCATCAAATCAAAAAATATACACATGGAAAAAATGAAACCAGGCCGAAAGAAAATTCCGGCTGATCAACGCGCGAAACTTGTTTCCGCCTATCTCAAAGATTCGGACAAAAAAGCAATTGTCCAAAAGTATGGTAGCCTAACAAAAGCAGTAAAGGCATTGATCATCCCATCATTGTAATCATTTAAAAACCCACAACATGAATCAAATTGTAAAAAGCGCCACCGATGCGCTAACAATCGGCGAAACGTTTTTCAAATCCGGGATGTTTTCAGACATCAAATCAGCACAACAAGCCGTTGTGAAAATCATGGCCGGGGCCGAAATGGGAATTTCACCATTCGCGGCCATGTCGGGAATTCATATCATCCAGGGCAAACCAACCATTGGGGCCGGATTAATGGCGGCCAGGGTTAAGGGATTCGGAAAATATGACTACAAAGTTTTGGAACATACCGACAAAATTTGTTCAATCGAGTATTTCCAGGGGGCGAATTCATTGGGAATTTCTACATTCACCATTGAAGATGCGCGCAAAGCCGGAACCAAAAACCTGGACAAATTCCCGAAAAACATGCTATTCGCCCGGGCCATGTCAAACGGCGTTAAATGGTACACGCCGGACATTTACGAAAATCCGGTTTATGTTCCCGAAGAAATGGAACAAGTTACCGAAGATGCAACCGCCCAGGTTGTTGAAACACCATCGGCAAAACGCGTATTGACACCGGAACAATTCGAAAAACTTTGCGCAGGCATCGAAGCCGGGCAAATGGCCACCGGTTCGGAATTGACATTGTATGAATGGGCGATCGAAAACGTGGAATTGACAGACGGGCAACGCCTGCAACTTGATGTTGCCAGGGAATGTAATAACCAACAAAATTTTGAACTATGAATTTAACACCTATTCAATCCGGATGGATAAAATTGGCGGACATTAAAACCGCGTTGTTCGATGAATTACAACGGGCCGAATTGGCCGTCCAGGACTACATGAACGGCATCGAGGGTAATCCCCTTGATGTTGTTCAACACAATATCAAATCGGCAAAACAAGTGATGGCGGATGCGAAATCAAAGCGTTTGGAATTTACGCGCATGATTGATGAAAAGTTGATCACGCCGGCAACGGCATTTGAAAAACGCATGGCGGAACAAATCGAGCAAGCCGCCACCATTGAATTGGAAATGCGCAAACAAGCCGCCGAAAACGCCCAAAAACAACAAGCCATCGCCAATGAAACCGCGGCATTGAAGGCGCACATTGTCAACGAATGGTTCCGGATCGCTGCGCAATATCGCCATGAACTTGAACGCGTAACATTGGAATCCTATCAAAATTGCCTAAAAGAAAAACATCCAACGCATTCCATCCCGGCAATGGTTCAAGATATGAAACGAATTTTGAACGCCTGGAAATTGCCGGAATTTCAAAAGTTCGAAAGGAAATTGGTTTCAGATGGATTGGCAAAGGAAATCTATGATTCCATTGAAAAATACAATCCGGCGGATGATCTACAAACGGCAATCAAAAACATTTCCGTAATTTGGTCAACCTATGCCAACGATTTAGCCAATGCCGATGTTGCCATCGAATCAATCGAGAAACATAAACAAATCGCCGAGATGGCGTTTGAAATGGATTTGGAATTTGAAACCGCAACAAACGCATTGATTGCCGAGGCCGAAATGCCCATCGTTGAAACGCCGAAAGTAAAAAGGAACAATGGGCAAAAACAATCGTTTCGAATTTTGTCCGGTTGTGGCCATATGTCAACCAATACGTTCGAGTAAAGTCCTGGACAAAGTTAACCATCGGACAAATGGCGGATGCCCTGGCAAAGCATATCAACGAAACGGGAAACATCATTCCAGGCATTGAAACGATTGAAGTATGCAAGTAACAAAACTGAAAGTTCATCCAGGTTTGAACTTTGATCAATACCGGGCATTGCCTGGCCTTTCGTATTCCGGGATCAAAAACGGCGATTTCGTTCCAACAAAAAAAATGATGTTGGGAACCGCCGTTCACAATTACATCCTGGAACCCGAAAAATACAATGGAGCAAACCGGGAATTGGTTGTTCCAATTGCCAGGGTGTTATTGTTCCAAATCGGCGAATTGGTTAAACACATGCAATCGGAGGTTTCGGTAACATGTAACATGGAACACGCCGGGTTGTCGATGCAGTACAAAGGGCGGATTGATTTGATCCGCCCAGGTAGGTTGATTGTTGATCTGAAAGTTTCGGAAATGCCATTGGGCAAGTCGATTGATCATTTCGGATATGGCAATCAATTAACCGGGTATTGCCTGGCAACCAACACGCCCACCGGAATAATCATTCGGGTATGTCCTAAAACACTAAATACCGAAAAAGCATTGATCCGCCAAAACCCAGGATTTTGGGAACGCCAGGTTTTGAAATATGGAATTCCGGAAAATATCGCTATTTAACTTTTAAAGGCATCGGCTCCCTATACCCGACAATTTTATGAATCAATTATTCAATGGTTCGATTTGCGTTTCGGACATCCCAAAAGGAAATTTAACGCAGGCAAAAAACGGCAAGTTGTATTTGAACATCGACATTTGGATCAATGAAAATGTTGATCAATACGGGAACATCGGTTCCGTTTCGGTGCGACAATCAAAAGAACAACGCGAAGCAAAAGAAAAGAAAACCTACATCGGTAATTTTAAAAAATCCGAATTGAAGCAACCGGATGCGCCGTCGCAGAACGTGATCGATGATCTCCCATTTTAGACATTGTTTTTAATTGTGAACGGGCCGGCGTTTCTACGTTGGCCCATATTTTTAACCCAAAATAAATAATATGGCACAAACAATCGCAACAATTTCTCTATGTTTATTCATTGTATTGATCCAACATATTTTTAATTGGTTATTTCGAAAGTCTATTGATATATTGGAACATGATGAAACCATCGCATCAAGTGGATTATTTATTGCAGGAACTGCTTTAACATTCATTATTACATGTGTACTTTTTAAACTTTTAATCGCAATAAACAAATAAACTATGGCACAAAAAATAGAAAATGACTTAGTTTTTGAATTTGACGAAAATGACCCAATTTTAATAACAAAGTCATCAGATGGTTCAAAAGAGTTTACAATTCATATTGGAAACAAAAGAAATATTTATTTCAAAGCGGTTAAGAGTGCAGGAGTAAAACAAATTATACATGAAATTAGTTTAGAACCAAATGGGACTAACAACACTATATTAGATATGAGTAATATAAGAAACAAATAAACTATGGCACAACAAACAGCAGTAGATTGGTTAGCAAATGAATTACCACAGATTGATTGGTCAGACCCATTTTGGAAATTAAAACTTGAACAAGCCAAAGCAATGGAGAAAGAGCAGATGTACCAAGTATGGGAAACATCAGAAGATTGGTCAGATGGCAAGTTATTAGATAGTAAAAAATCATTTGAAGAATATTACAACGAAAAATATCCCAATGGCAAAAAAAACTGATCATCCCAGGTACATTGACGCGCACCTGGAATGGTTCAAGATTCAATATCCATCGGCCTACAAAGACGGGTTTTATTTGGAACCAAAAGTTCCGAAAGTTGATGCGGCCAATGGGTTAACATCATTCATTTGTAATTTCCTATCCTGGAAAGGACACCGGGCCACCAGGATCAACGTAATGGGGCGGTTGATTGATGGCGTTGAAAAACAACCATCCGGGGCAAAAATAGGCGTTAAAAAGTGGTTGCCATCATCAACCAGGAAGGGAACGGCAGACATATCAGCAACGATCAAAGGGCGTTCGGTTATGATTGAAATTAAAGTCGGTAAAGACAAACCGCGCCCGGATCAATTATCGGAACAAATCCGGGAACGCAAAGCCGGGGGCATTTATGAATTTATTGGAACGCCGGAACAATTTTTTGAACTTTACGATAAAATCGTACTTTTGTAGTAATATCGATGAAGTGAAACCCATCGAATAAAAAACATTTATCGCCTCAAAGGCGGTCGGGAGCCCTGGTAAGAATCGGGGCGGTTTCACCCCGATCACCTTTGAGGTTTTTTTATCTTTATGATTGCAATTTTATTTTCTTTCGAGCAAGGCGGATTTCACATTGAAACAATGACGGAATACATCAAATCAAATTGGCATGTAACAAAATTGAAAAAAGATCATCAATGGCGTTTAGTTGCCATCGCTGAAAGTGAATTTCAAGCTGATGCCATTTGTGATGAATTAAGCAAACGTGAACCATTCAAATCAAATATCCCATGTTAAAACACATTTACAATGAATACCTGGAATTGGGATTACGCGCCATTCCGTTTCAATGGGATATTGAAAACAACGTTCCGAAATATCAAAAGGAAGGTTGGAGCAATCCGGAAACAAATTTCGAATTGTTGCCAACGGATAACGCGTTGCAGATCGTTACCGGTAATGGATGGGCGGCCCTGGATTTTGATTTGAAAAACACATCCGACAAAACCATTTTCGAACAATGGATGCAAATGGTAAACGCGGACGCGCCCGATCTATTGGGAAAACTATTCATCGAAAGAACCAGGAGCAACGGATATCATGTCTTTTTGAGATATGATAAATTGCCAAAAAAAATGAACCTGGCACAATCCCAGGATGGGCGCGAGGTGATCGCATTGTATTGCAATGGCCCTTTGATATACACATATCCAACGCCTAACTATGTTGAAGTTCATCAATCGATGAATGATGTGGAATTGTTGACAGATAATGAATACAATTATTTGATTGGTGTTTCTCAATATTTCAACGAATACAAACCGGATTTTGATCCGAATCAAAAGGCCGTCAATTATCCGAAGGGTTTTGAAATGGAATTGTCAAAATATGATAATGAAATATCGGATGAATCATTTGAAATCCTTTTGGAAACAATCGATTTGGTTCCGATTAGAAATTTCCGCTATGCTCAAAAAGATAGGTTTGTTGCATATCGGCGCAAAGGATCGGAATCAAATGGAATATCCGCAAAGGTTTATCCCAGGTCGAAACGCGTTTTGATATTTTCAGCATCAATGCTGAATTTCCCAAATTGGCACACAAAAGATGATTTTGAAATATGGTCATTGCCACCATCGTTTATTTTGTATTATCATTTGAAACGCGATTGGAACGCCGTTCTGAATTACATCGGAATAAAGCAAAGCAATGAAATAAAATTTCCTTTCGAGATATTCCCGGAACACATTCGCGAATCATTGTTCGAGGTGGCCGGTGAACGTTCCATGTCTCCGGAATTCCTGGCAACCGCCGGATTGTGGACAATATCATCCCTGGCCGGTTCCGGGTATGTTTCAGAAATCGGAGGCGCAAAAAACATTTTGTTTTGTTTCCTGGTCGCTCCCATGTCTGTTGGAAAATCACCGGCTTATGAGGTCATGTGCCAAAACCCGATGAAGGCCATCCTGGATGAATCCGATTCTGATCATGATCACGCAGTAAAGAAATGGGAGGAAAGGAAAGCAAAGGCCATGAAAAACAAAGAACATTTTTTTGAATTGAAACCCAGGCGCATCATCCCATTTTTAAAGGATGGAACGATTGAGGGATACATTTCCCTATGCGTTGATCAGCCCAATGGTATTGGAATATACATCGATGAAGCCGAGGACATCATGAACGCCGGCGCATACAAGTCGAACAACAATTCCATTTCATTTTTAACCCAGGCGTTTAATGGGGGCCGTTACGTTCAATCCAGGGCCAACCGCGACAATGAACGCGTTGTAAAAAACATGAACATCAATCTGTTGATGGGAACGCAAACGGAACGCTTGCACAACATTTTCCCAAAAGACAAAATTTATTCGGGATTCGCATCCAGGTTTTTGATGTGCGAATCCGATTATAAATTATTGAACATCGAATCCGATCCATTTAGTTCACGCCGGGAAATCCATTCCGATTGGGTGAACATCCTGGGCAAACTTTATGATCATGCCAGGCGATACAATACCGGCGAATCGCAATCGATAAAAATTCACATCACAGATGAAGCGGTTGAACTTTACAGATATAATCATAAACTTCAGTTAACCGAAGCCAATGAACGGATTTCCAACAGATTAGAGGGTTTCATTTTGGGAACACATGCGAAAATGTCGAATTATGTTGCCAGATTAACCCAGGTTGTGGCAATACTACAAAATCCAACAGAACCGATCATCACAAAAGAAATTGTAATCATGTCCAATAGCTTGTATAAATACTATTCAGAAACCACATTGCGTTTAATTGGCAAACTTTTTGAAAACGCGGAAACGGGTTTATCAACTGAAATGAACAATCTTTATTTGGCGTTACCGAATGAGTTCAGCAAAAAAGATGCGATTGAAATATGCAAGCGCATCAACTTGCCGGAACGGAAATTTGAAACATCCATCCGGAATAAAGAATTCGCATCATTGTTCAATCGTTTGGGGCATGGTAAATACACAAAAAAGTAAATTATTTAATTAAAAAATAATATTATTTAATGTTGAAATATACGTTCAAATACACCGAAATACACGCGTTTGTGTATTTGAAACCCGCGCCCACAAAGGATATACACCATATACACTGTATTTCTATAAGATATAAAAAATATACTTACTTACTATAAATAAAGACATATAAAAATATAGAAATAAAGTGTGTATGTGTTTTTGGTGTTTTTGGTGTATATCCTTACCAGGTCTATGTTTCAGCCGATTTATATTGATTTTTAGTTGTGTATTTGGTGTATTTGATTTTGGATTAAAAAAAGAATTAATTTTATATCGTGAACGCAAAACAAATAATCGAACAATTATACAGATCGGATGATCTCCGGGAATGCCTGGCACGCATTCAACCGCCGGACATTCGCGATGATGTAAAACAACATGTGTTCACCGAATTGTTGTTGAAACCGGAATCCGACATTCTTGATTTATACCAAAGGGGAAAATTCGTTGCATACGTGGCTAAAATGCTCGTTAATATGGTTCGGTGGGAACGAAGTTCATTCCGGAAATTACAGGGCCGAGAAACGGCCTTAGAATCGTTTTCAGATATTGCCGATGAACAACCGATTGAAATCATTGTTGTACCTTTACAAAAACTTTATTGGTATGATGCCAAAATGTTGGAACTTTATGCGGAGCATGGCAGTTACCGAAAGGTTGAAGCCATTACCGGAATAGAATTTTCGGGAATTTGTAAAACGATAAAAAAAGCCAGGATCGAAATTAAAAAACATATGGATTTATAAAACTTAAAACAATGGACGTATTATCACAAACTTTCCTTTACGATCGAATCATCGCCGGCGTTGATGTTCACCCATCTGAACCGGAATTGATCGAGTTCGAACGCCTTTCAAAACTGATTGATCCACAATCCGAATTTTCATTCCGCGGATGTCAACCATGCGTGAATGAAATGATCAGATTCGTATTTGAAAACAAAAACAAATTAGATGGCAAAACAAGTAAAAAAACAAGCGGAACAAAAGCCGATCAAGTCAACCAGGGGGAATAAAAAATACATTGAAAGCCCTGAAATGATGTGGACATTGTTTGAGGAATACCAGGCAAAGGTAAAATCAAATCCGTTTTATGTCCGGGATTGGGTTGGTGGCATGGCAATGCAAGTCGAACGCCCAAAAGAAAAGCCGTTGACCTATGAAGGTTTTTCCAATTATGTTTTTTCAAAGGGAATCCTAAAAGATACCGATGATTATTTTGGGAATACGGGCGGCGCATACGAACAATTTTCGGATGTCTGTTCGCGTATAAAGCGCGTGATTCGTGAGGATCAAATCGCCGGGGGCATGGCCGGCCTTTACAATCCATCGATCACGCAGCGTTTAAACAACCTGGTTGAAAAAACACAAACCGATTTGAAAATCGAACAACCATTGTTCCCGGAAAATTAAAACCATATTGTTGGAATCAACGAAATGGTTTTGATCATATTGGTGGCATCAACAAAATGATATTATGGCATTTGTTCGAACAACGGCAATCAACAAGATTCTGAAGATGAAGCGATTCATCCGGGGAATCCAGGGCGGAACATCGGCAGGCAAAACCTATGCAATCATCCCCATCCTGGTTGATATCGCAGCGAAAAACCCATTCAGCGAAATTTCAATCGTTGCCGAATCAATACCACATTTGAAACGTGGGGCAATGAAAGATTTCAAAAAAATCATGTTCGAAACGGGCAGATGGTTTGATGATAGATGGAACGCAACGGATTTCAAATATAACTTTGCCAACGGATCACAAATCGAGTTTTTTAGCGCGGACAATGACGCGAAATTACGTGGCGCCAGGCGTGATTGGCTTTATATGAATGAGTGCAACAACATGAACTTTCATTCATATACCGAATTAGCATCCAGGACAAAGCAGGGCGTTTTCCTGGATTGGAACCCGACAAACCCGTTTTGGTTTCACGATGAATTAATCAATGATCCGGATGTTGATTTCATTATAATCAATTACACCGACAATGAAGCATGCCCGGAATCGGCGTTAAACTTTATTCTGAAGGCAAAAGAAAAAGCGGATGCCGGTTCAGCGTTTTGGGGCAATTGGTTCCGGGTTTACGGCCTGGGTGAAATCGGTTCCCTTGATGGCGTTGTGTTCCAAAATTGGCAACAATGCGAACGCATCCCGGCGGAATCCGAATTCATATCGTATGGCCTGGATTGGGGATTTACAAACGATCCGACGGCATTGGTAGAGGTTTTCCGATATGATGGGAAAATCTACATCAACGAATTGTTGTATCAAACCAAATTAACCAATTCGGAAATTGTCAATCATTTGAAACAATTGGGGGTTAATTCGGCAAAATGCATCGTTGCCGATTCCGCTGAACCGAAATCCATTGCGGAATTGACAAACGCCGGGTTTTATGTTGAAGCGGCCAGGAAAGGCCCGGATTCGATCAAGGCATCAATTGACAGATTGCAGGGTTACGATTTACGAATTACGAAAAATTCGTTAAACTTGATTAAGGAATTGCGCCAATACCGGTGGGCAAAGGATCGCGAAGGCCGTTCATTGAATGCCCCGGAGGATATCCTAAACCATGCCATTGATGCCGTTCGATATGTCGGGTTGAATAAGTTATCCCAATTCGAAGCAATCGGCGAATATTCATTCGCGGATGATGATTACTGATGTGTTGTTAGTTAGTTTTGGCCGGCCTGGGTATTTACCTGGGCCTTTTTTATGGGGTAAAAAAAATATTTTTAAATTATTTGGATAATTAAACAATATTGTTTTATATTTGCTCTATCAAATCACAATTAAAAAACACGTTATGAAACTGATCAAGCAAGAAACCGGAAAAAAAAGCGGCCCAAAGTACATTTATTCAATCGTTGACGAAAACGGAATCGTTTTGGAAACCAGGAAATCAAACAATGAATACGTTGCGGCAACATGTTGCGGAGCATATTTTTTTGGCCGCCTGGATTTGATCGGAAAAGGTCAACATGGTATACGTTTAAACAATTTTGAAAAAGCAATTGCAAAATATTCAAGTTTACCAGGTCATGAAATAAGTGAAAAATATTCCAATTTCACAAACGCGGAACATTTAGAAAGTGCTAAAAAACAATTAAAAAGATTCGAATCAATCGCAAAACTTTAAAACATCAACCCGGCAAAACGCCGGGTTTTTTTATGCCGCAACAAACCGCCGTAAATTGCCACAATAAGCATGAAGTTGCGCGAATATCAACGCCTTTCGGCGTTTTGGAATGATGCGGATGATCAAGTTTCCCAGGTGGCCTGGATCATCATGGATGTTTATTCATTGACATACGATGAAGTAAACAACATGGAACCAAAACGTTTTCTCAAATATTCAAAGCGCATCGGAAAACAATTTAGCAACATCGACAAAAAGCCGTTTTATTCCTGGTTCAAGTTCGAAACCGATGCATCCAAAATAACATTGGGGCAATTCATCGAAGTTCAACATTTCATGAAACAAGGCCAGGTTGATGCAATGCACCTGGTCGGCGCATCAATTTGGAAAGATAAACGCGACCACAAACTGAAATCGGAACTATTGTTAAACACAAACATTCGCCATGTACTTCAAGACATTACGCGTTTTTTTCTTTCGTTTGCTGACCTGGTTAATTCATACAAAGGCTTATTTGAAGCGGAAGAAAGCGAAGATGAATCAGATGAATTAGCCAAACCCGAAAAGCCGCATCCGTTTGTCGATCAATACGGATGGTTTTTTTCCGCAAAGCAAGTGGCGGAATATGAAGGGATCACATTGGCCCAGGCGTTTGATTTGCCTATCATCCAGGCGTTTAATGATCTTGCATATTTGAAGGCGTTTCAATCATACCAAAAACATTTGAACAAATAATGGCATCATTTGCAAAAATACAACATGAGGCGTTGGCGGATGGGTTCATTGATCTATTGGGAGAAGATACATCCAAATTTCAAAAGATTGAATTAAAGGATGTCAACAATACGATTGAGCAATTGGCGGCCAGGTACATTGATATTGTTTCGGACAAGATCAATGAAAAGGATGTTGTTTCATCCGGGCGCATGGCGGATTCAATGCAGCCAACGGATGTTTCATTTGATGGCAGAACATACACCATAGGAATAACCGCGCCGGAATATTCAACCTACCAGGATGAAGGGGTTAACGGATGGGCCGTCGATCGCGGATCAAGGTTTTCATTCAAAACGCGTGGCGTTGATCCCAACGGCGCAATGGTGAAATCGGTTAAAGCATGGATTGCGCGCGAAGGCGCATCCGCCCGGAACGTTTCAAGGGCGGTTTCAGCAAGGGAGGCCAAAGGCAAACAAATGATGGATGCATCAACACGCGCCGCCGTTACCGCGTCATATTTCATAAAACGTAAAGGAATAAAACCGCGCAAATTTTGGAAACAGGCAACCGATGAATTTCAATCAACCATTGAATCTGAATTGGGTGTCGCGTTAAAAATTGACATAATAAACAATATTACACAATGACATTCGAATTCACACCCGTTCAATATTCAAGCGTAAACGATCCATTGGTGTATGTTGTTTACGATGCGCACGCGGCAAGCCCGATAACATATCCAAATTATAAATATGTGGCGGAACTTGAAATCAATGGCGTTCAAGTTTTCAAAGGAAAGTATTTCCCACACCCAACATCAAACCGCGGTATTATTGACCTGGGATCGGTGATCCGCGAATATTGCGTCCAATCATTCAACGCATCCGTTGGCGGTGCAATGGAGGCCGATGAAATGGGCGAAGGTGAATGGCGCGTTTCATGCGTTGTTAAAATCCGCGAGGAGTACGGAACAACAACATCGGCCGTATTGGTAACGGATTCATCAAGGGTTTATTTCAATTATTATAACGGCCGATATCCTGGTTTTGAATCATTGTCCAATTATGATGATGATGTTTTATCCGATCGCCCGGCAAATATCAACCTAACATTTACAACGGGTAATTATTTCATCCCATACTTTGCCGAGGTTTCAACCGCGTTCAATGTTGTTGTAACCGGTGGCACATCGACCAGGACAAAGACAATAACACCAACGGCGGCAAATACAATGCAATTGATCAACATATCGCCATCGGCCATCAACGATGAATACCCTGGCAATTTCACAACATCAACGACGCAATATTCCGTCGCCATCGGTTCCAAAACCTATGTTGTGAAAATACTTTGTGAGGGATTGTATAAAAACTACAATGTTCATTTTTTGAATAAATGGGGCGGATACGAAACCATGATGTTCAACAAGGTATCGAGGAAAACATACGATGTTGAACGAAAAACATTTAAACAATTACCTTACCGCGTAAGTTCATCCGGGGCCGTTTCGGTTCTGAACAATTACACAATGTACAAGCAAACAACACAATTCGGCGGAAGGTTCCGCGAAAAGTTGCGTTTGAATACCGATTGGCTTACCGATGCCGAATACCAATGGTTAGCACAATTGGCAACATCGCCGGAGGTTTACATTGAGGATGAAGGGGAATTGTATCCGGTGATCATGACGGCAAACAATTACGAATTCCGGGAACACATTGTTGATGGGTTGATCAACTTGATGATTGAGGTTGATTTTGGTGTAACATACAAAACACAATTCCAATGATCCAATTGTTTGTTGAAAAACAAGAGATTGATGTAAATGAATCGTTTAGCACATTGCTAACAATGTCGATTGATGATATTAAAGATTTTGGCGCGAAAAACACAACGTTTTCCAAAACGATTGTTTTACCGGGTACAAAAAACAATAATAAGATATTCGGAAACATTTTCAACATCAACGCGCGCAACGATTACAATCCGGCGGAATTAAACATCGGAGCAAATTTTAACCCTGCCATTTCAGCCGATGCGATAATATTTGCAGACAATATGCAAGTTTTCAAAGGTGTTTTCCGTATCCTGGAAATCATTATTGAGGATGGATTTATAGAATATGAATGCGCAGTATTCGGAGAATTGGGCGGTTTTGTTTCGGCGTTGGCAAATAAAAAAATCGAGGATTTAGATTTCAGCGCATACAATACAACGTGGAATTCAACCAACATATCCGCATCATGGGATACCATCGCCGGTTCCGGATTGTATTTTCCGCTGATTGATTATGGTGGCGTTTCAACGAATAAAATTGATTTTGATTTTACGGCGTTTCGCCCGGCGTTATACGTACGGGAAATATTGGAGAAAACGATAACCGCCTCCGGATACACATGGGATTTCCCGGCGTTATCATCGGCATTGTTCAATAGGTTGATTGTTCCGCATAATCAAAAAAACCTTTACCGATTTAATTCAACGGCGTTTCAAGCAACGCCAACAACAACAAATTACCTTTCGGCGCAACCGATTGTTTTTTCCGTTTCAACGTTGGGAGATTTTACGGCAAGCGGTGGCAATACTATTTTCACATACGGCGGCGCATCGGCAATAACAACAAACATAATCCTGGAAATTGACGCCGTTATAAACACGATTGATCCGGTATTGAATACCTTCCGGGTTAATTTGCAGAAAAACGGAACAACGATTTCAACCGCCGCCGATGTTGTTTCATATACGCCAGGATATGCAACAATCTTGATTTTGTCCGTTAACAACATCACAATCAACCCGGCGGATACATTATCGGTTCAAGTCAGCGCAAATATTAGTGATTACACAATAAGTACCGGAACTTTGTTTCAGATTGAAACAACAACACCGGGTTTGGTTTCCATTGGATATGGCGATACAATCGTGGTGAACGACACCATCCCGAAGGGGGTTTTTCAAAGGGAATTTTTTTCGACAATATGTAAAATGTTTAATCTTTACGTTTTCGAAGATTACGAAACGGAAAAGAAATTAAAGGTTTTGCCATTCGTTACATTTTACGAGGATGCCGATTCGGTTGATTGGTCATTGAAGGTTGATCGTTCCAAACCGATGCGCATCAAGCCAATGTCCGAATTGAATTCGCGTTACTACAATTATAAATACAAACAGGATAACGATTTTTATTCAGAAAACTATCGAAAGAAATTTAATGAAGGGTATGGCGATTTTATTTTCGATACCGAATTCGAATTCGCAAAGGAAACAACATCGGTTGAATTGATTTTCGCCAATTCGGTTTTGACCAGGATAACTGGTGTTGATAAAACAGTTTCATCAATTTATAAATTATCAAACGAAAACACAAAAGAGGATCGCATCGATTCGGTAATTCGTATCATGCAAGCAAAGAAAATCACCGGTGTAACATCATGGAAACTTAATCATCCGTCCGGTCATGATACATACACCGCATACGGATACGCCGGACATTTGAACGATCCAACAACGCCAACATTTGATTTGTGTTTTTCACCTCCGCAGGAGTTATCATTTACAATTGCCACATACACCGCTAATAATTTATTCAATACTTATTGGAGTACCTACATGGCCGAAATTACCGATAAGGATTCCCGGTTGTTGACATGCACCATGAAATTGGCATTTAAAGACATTTATAAATTGGATTTTTCGCGGTTGATTTGGATTGATGGCGTTTTGTATCGTTTAAACAAGATCACAGATTTTAACGCAACGAATGAGGATATTTGCGGCGTTGAATTATTAAAAATAATTAATCGAATTTATTAATCATGGCAGACATAAACATAAAAGCGCAGTTACAGGTTGACACAGGGAATTCGGCGCAAAGCATAGGAAAAACCCAGGACGCGCTCAAAGGCGCATCAACGCAGACAAAGGATGCCGGTAATTCATTCGGTAAATTAAAGGGCGAATTGGGCGCGTTATCACCGGCATTGGGACAGGCATCGCAGGGCGTTGGAGCATTGACGCAGGCTTTCAATATCTTGAAAGCAAATCCGATCATCGGCGTTTTTGCATTGCTTGCCGGATTGGTTGTGGCGTTGTTCCAAAAGTTCAAACAAATGGAGGGCGTTTCCGATGCATTGGGTAAGGCATTCGGCACATTGTCCGGCGTGTTCAATACATTCATCACCGGATTTTTAACGCCGTTGATTGATGGATTTGTTTGGTTGATTGAAAATGTTTCGGGCGGATTGATTAGCGTTTTATCTGCGTTGGGTGTAACAACGGAACAAACGGCGCAACGTTTTGGAGAAATCACAGAGGCCCTGGATGATCTCGAAGATGCGCAAAGGAATTCGGCAATCGCAACGGCGGAGGCAAACCGAAGGTTGCAAGATGCGCGCGAAATCGCCGCGGATGCAAATTTGCCAATTCGTGATCGGATCGCGGCATTGAAAGAGGCCGCCCGGATTGAACGTGAGGAATCGCAAAAGGTGATTGAAATTAACCAAATGAAAGCCAGGCTGACAATGGAGGCGATGGCAATGGAGTTAGGCGCGCGTGGCGATTTGATTGCAAAGATTCGTGAGGGTTCAATCGAGCAATTGAAGGCTGCCAGGTTGGAATTGCAGAACATGAAAAACGTGGACAAGGATAAATTGTCCGCGATTGATAACATGATCATCGCAGCCGAAAATGAAGCGGCATCGATGGCGAAGATTGCGAAAAAAACACAATCGCAAATCACATCGATTGAAAAAGAGGAAAGCGATAAACGCATTGCAAAGCGTAAAGAGGAAGCCGATAAAAAGAAAGCAATCGCAGAACAGGAGGAACGCGATCGCCTGGCATTGGTTAAAATCCAATATGAAACACAAAAAGAGATTTCCGATAATAATATCAAGTTAGCGCAACAACAAACCCAAAAAGAAAAGGCCGACCTGGAAGCGGAAAATGCAGAGTTCCAAAAGCGAATGGACGCAGAAACAGAGGCGGAAAATAAAGCATACGATGCAGCGCAAAAGAAAAAAAATGATGCTGCAAAATTAGAAAAGGATCAAGCCGATGCCGTATTATTATACGAGCAACAGAAACGCGATACCTATAAAATGACCGGCGAAACATTAGGGGCATTGGGCGACCTGGTCGGAAAACAAACCATTGCCGGCAAAGCGTTGGCAATATCGCAGGCGTTGATCAATACTTATTTGGGTGTAACCGAGGTTTTACGAAACAAAACAGTAATCCCGGAGCCATTCGGAACCATTCAAAAAGTTGCATCCGTTGCAACGATTTTGGCATCCGGTTTTTCGGCCGTTCGAAACATTGGCAGAACCCAGGTTCCAGGCGGAGGCGGAGGTGCAACACCAACAATGGCAAGCGTGGCCGCGCCCGTTGCGCCACAATCAACCGCGACATCATTAAGCGCATCAACGATTCAGAACATCGGAAACGCCGCCGCCGGGGGTGTTAATCGCGCCTATGTATTAGATTCGGATATTAGGAATTCCGATGAAAGAAACGTAAGATTGCAACGCGCGGCACGTTTAGGATAACAATAAAAATAATATAAATGAAAAAATTACCTGTTTATGAAATGATGATTTCCGATGATATGGATTCGGATTTGATGGTCGATTTCATCGCCCTGGTTGATCGCCCGGCGATTAAAAAAGATTTTGTAAAATTCAATGATCAGTTTGTGGAGCCGGAAAAGGGTGAACGCAAAGATGATTTTATTCCGCGTTGCATTTCATACGTTGTAAGTGAGGGCAAGGATGCCGGGCAAGCGGCCGCGATTTGTTATTCAATGTGGGATCAGCATTTCGCGGAGGGCGTTGTTCATTATACAAAGGCCGGCAAACCATACACCGGGCCAACGCATTTGGATTCAACCGGCCGATTGATGTCCGGTGCCGTTCATTCTGAGGATAGCGTTTATTTATACCATGAAGGCGAATTTGCGGAATCCTGGAATGATTATCCGGAGGCGGCCGTAGAGAATGCGAAAACGGCATTGCGTTGGGTTGAGGAAAACGGATGGGGTGAATGTGGCGAGGCGACCGGAAAAATTCGCGCATCGCAAATCGCAAATCGCGAAAAGTTAACGCGCGAAACAATCGCTAGGATGTCGGCGTTTCAAAGGCATAAACAGAATTCCGATCGCCCATTGGGTGATGGTTGTGGCCGGTTGATGTGGTTATCATGGGGCGGCGATGAAGGTATCGCCTGGGCAGAAAGGAAATTAAAGGAAATCGACCGCGCAACGTTTGCCATTCAAGATGAAGAAAAGCGAATCATATCCGGGCCATTGATGATCGCGAATCAAAGAATTTTCAGAACCGATCCGGAGTTGGGTGATTATGAAGTATTTTTTTCGCCGGAAACAATCAAAAAAATTGCGATCAAGATGGCGAAAAAAGGATTTCACAACAACGTTAATTTGATGCATAACGCCGAAATGAAGGTTCCAGGCGTTACATTGTTTGAGGTTTTCCAATCGGACAAAGAACGCGGTATCCGTCCGATGAAAGGGTTTGAAGATTTGGCGGATGGAACTTTGTTTGGATCGATGTTTGTTGAAAATGACGTCGCCTGGCAAATGATCAAAGACGGATTTATCAAAGGATTCAGCGTTGAGGGGAATTTCGGAATGAAGAAAAAAGACGAATACACAGAACAATTTGAAAAAATAGTTGAAATTTTAAATTCAACAACATTATAAATTTTGCCACAAACAAAAAAGAATTATCACATGACACCCAAACAAGCAGTTGAAATGATCAAAACAATGGTATTCGGCGATATGGAAAAGCAGTTGGCCACACCCGTTCCGGCTGAAACCCAAGCGTTCATGGAATACAAATTGAAATCCGGGGCGGTTGTTTCAATCGACAAATTGGAGGTTGGCGGATCAGTAACATTGAACGGCGAACCGGCACCCGATGGCGAACATGAGTTCGAAGATGGAGCAAAGATTGTAACGGCCGGCGGATTGATTACCGAAGTAAAGAAAGCCGAAGTTGCGCCCGTTGTTGAGGTTGAAGTCGAAGCAATGAAAAAACTACCTGGCATGTTCAGCGATATGCAACAAGGTTTTGCGGCCGCAAAAACCGATATCATTGAATTGAAGCAAACCATTGCCGAACAAAAAAACACCATTGAAAAACAAGCCGAAACATTGAAACAAATGTTTCACCTGGTGGAAACCATCGCGAATTCATCCGTTGAACAACCGGTTGAAAAAGTGAAATCATTTGAAGAAATGTCGGCATTGGAGAAATTCCGCGCCTCAAAAAACTTTTAATCAATGGCATTAAAAATAAAAGATGGGGTTGAGATTTGGGCATATGGCCCAGGATCAAATCCATTCACATCCGAATCGAATTTGAGCCAGGAACAATTGGAGCATTTGCAACAAAGGTTCCCGGATAAAATCGAGGAAACAGAAAAGAAATCTTTAAAATCTAAAACAAAATAAAATGGCAATTTCAGCATCTATCGTTGACATACGCGGTAAGGCATACGAGCCGGTATTAGAGGAACTATTATTCGAAAACAAAACCATTGCAGATAATTTGGTTTCGTTTGAAAGCGATGTGAAAAACGAAAGTATTTTCACCGAAAACACAAACGCGGTAACATTGCAAGCGTTTGCATCCGGCGCACCAACAAGCCAGGGTACAATCACTTTGAATGATACATCGGTTACACCGACCAAAGTAATGTATTATCAAGAGTTTGACCCGAACACCCTTCGCCCTTCAAGGTTCAAAAGATCAATGAAGCCAGGCGCATGGGAAATGATGTCGACTGAATTCGAGCGCGTTGTTTTGGCCGCATACGGAAAAGAAATTTCAACCGATGCCGAAACAAAATGGTGGAGTGGTATTACCGCCGCAACAAAAACCGCTATCGCAGCGTTGACA